CGGCGGGGGGTCCACTGATTACCCCACCCCCTCTGAAGGAGATGCTTCATCAGTCACCTTGAGCGTCACTTTTATAGTCCTATGGCTAGACTGGGATGTTTACACGTAAAACTTATCAAATTCAGGAATGTCAATAACACCTTGTAGAGAATTAATCGAGCGTAACTTACTCTCTATAGACCTTATATCTGCGGTTGACAGCTTGTATCTTTCATATAAATACAATTCATACTCTTGACGATCATCCACGTTATGCCAAACTCTTCCTCCATCGGCATATTGATCATATTCGGTGTACTTACCAGGTGCACCAATTCTGACCAATGTTTCGCCTAATGTTTGGAATATAGGAAGTCCTTTAGCCCATGCTAATAGACACATCCCTTTGGAATAACACAAATTAGCAGCCATCTTCTCTCTAACTGCTGGTTTCAGATTGTCAGGTATTTTAGTCGACCAACTTATAGTCTGCACAACCCTAGCGGGTATTCTAGTCATTCTCAACTTCCCTGTACTATTATAAAAGAAGTGGTTTGACAAGAAATCCATTTGAGTTATGTCTCCAAACAAAATTTTTGTACAGATCTGCCCCAGCCCATGATCTTGCTTTGTTTTATTTGTTGCAAAGTATCTGGGCCAAAAGCGATTAAAATCTGTATTAAGGTACTTTTCTAGTGCGAAAAGAACATCATCTCCTTTTACTTGTAAGAAGTATTGGTCCGAGGTTAAACCAAACTTATGGAACACAAATTCCCAGTAAGACGACATTAACATAGAGTTTCCAAAAGTAGTCCATCCGTCTCCAGATGCTCTACCTTGAGTTTTATACGTTATGCCATCCGACCGTACTTTCAAAATCAACGATTCTTTGATCGCACGCAAAAATCCTTCAATCTCAAGCGGTTGTTTCCACGTAACATTAGGGTGGTTGGCAGCTTTAGTCATAAGCTCATTTACTAACTTATGCTGCCATGTGAGTTGTGTCATATCAAAACCAGATCCGTCAGCCGCTCCCAAAATGGGATCAACCAACTTTTCCAATCCTTCATCCACAGATTTGCAAATTTCTATCCAATTCTTTCTTCCACAATAACTCTTGATGTGCCTATGGGCGACACCTTCGAGTATGTTTACGAAAGCATTAGCTAGAAATTTCTTTTCATCAGGAGGACCACATATTTGACGCTCTTTGACTGTGTTTAATGAAGTATCCTTATCATCATGATGGACTTCTGTAAACTGCTGTTCAATCTTAGGAAACGCCTCAAACCAAGAGGTGTCACCTTCATGCATTGAATAGTCAGTAAACTTTCTTATCTTCTCACGATATTGTTCGGGGTACTTCTTCAACCAATCTTCGAGGTCAACTGTAATGTCTTCCTTACTGAGCGCATCCATGAATTCCGGGATTTTGACTTTGCGGAACCAAGACGAAAACTCTTCTACAACAGCTAGATCGGGGCCAACATTGTTTGAACAAGCTCTAAGACAGGCAGCTAAATTAGTCTTAGGGCAGTGGTGTTTAATTGTTGGAGTCCTTAGATTCTTGTGATTGAACAATGGAGCAATCTGTTTCGCGGCAACGTGCATTTCACCCTTTTCGCAGAAGACTTCATCGGCCTTGAAATCAAATTGAGTGCAATACCTTCCGACCTCTGGATTGAGGCGTTCGGGTACAACAACACAACCTGACGTCAAAGCTTTGAAGCCAGGGTGAGAGGGATCAGTTACGATCCCCCCTCCCCCATTCTACTTCATCTGGGCTTCACGCACGGAGCAGCTAGCATTTAATGCTCGCTTAGTTCTACAAGTTTGCTGGGCTCTAACAACTCTTGCGATAGCAATGGCTTCTGTTATAACCGACATATCCGATAGCGACGTTTCTTCTGCAAGTTCTCTCTGCATACTAGTGGCACAGTGGTCAATACTGGAGATTAGGGCTTTAGTCCCTAACTTCCTGTACGCTGCGCTCACAAGCTTCAGAGGTGCTCTTAGAACTTGATGGGTCATCTTGAAGTCTAGTGTCCACCATCTCCTTTCATCAATCTCTAAGGTCAAGTGCTCCAAACCACCTCTTTTATCGAGATAGAATCGCTCATTAGACTCCTTGAATTGTTTGACTATAGCATCTAAAACGTCATTGCCGTCATAGACTCTCATCTCACGCCTCAAAAAATCAAGAGCTTCATCTCCCTCTTGAATAAGTGTTCTGGTGCCATCTTCCTTAAAGAAAGCTTCAACCTTAGCTTGAGTAGTTGTGATCACAACTGGCTTGATAGGTACCACAATGTTGCCATTGTGTCCGCTCTTTAAGCGATTAACTGATCCTTCACTTGACACGCTCTCAAGAAGGGAGTCAGCGTCTTCGTCAGTATCGTCCTTAAAGGCTTTCACGTATTGATCTTCTGCCACGTGAATATCATCAAGCCACTCTTTCCCTCCCATCTCATACTCGTTAAAGGTTATGAACTTTACTAACCTAGCAGGTACATCTCCGTTTAAGAAGGTTTCAAGCACCTGGAAAAATACGACTACTCTACGTCCCTCATCAGAGGATTTGTAGCACTTGTCGTTTTCCTTATAGGTACTATTCCACCTACTATTGACGAAGACTTGAGTCTGCCAAGTCATTTGTCCTCCAGTATTGAGTATTTGATGTTGGTAAGGAAAGGGGTTCCCGCGAACCTTTACCCTAACTAAAGCATCTTCGGAGATTTCGTACACGCTCTCATCATCCAGAGCCTTTCCTTTTCTTCCAACTTCAAGATATGAAGCATGATAGTCATTGAAGACAGCATATCCTCTGCTGTCAGGACCCATACGCTTAACAAGACCTTCGAGAACTCCTGGGTAGTATAGAGCCTCTGTTGCCATAACAACAGGGAACTCCTTCTTACAACCGTAAGATTCTATACCAGTACTATCTGTAGTGTCTTTGTACATATTCTCTTTGATGTACTCGCGTCCGATTACACAACCGGTCCTTTGTTCAAATCCTTTCATCACGCAATTACAATGGTTATACAAGGTGCATTCATGTCCAGCATTATTCTTCTGTCTTATCATATCGAAGTGATCCATTATTGCTGATGAAGAGTGTACTCTATGTGAAAGGCTAGTCCCGTCGAGGTCCACAAGCTTAGCGAGTCTGAGTTTTGAAACAGCAGCTTCGTAAATCTGAGAGTGTGGTTCGAAGTGGTAGTAGACCAATTCACTGAGATATGCTCTAAATGCAGCGCCAACGGGATGTTCATGATGAACGAAGTCAGCGAGGACAAGTCTGCTCTTGGAATTAACCCCACCGGGTAGTACGCGACCGAAGAAATTTTCAACGGCTTTCTTACCCTCTGGTTGCAACTTGTACTTGAAGTAGAAGGTTTGGAGTGCTCCATTCTTGAATGACAAGGATGGGTACTTCTTAACTTCCTTAGCTTCTGAAACGTCAGTCGAATTGCCGGAATCAGCCTTGATATCCTTGCTCTTCTGAACTGGCTTCTTTTGCTTTTGTTTGTCATTTGTTGACATTTGTT